CAAGGGTCTTTTTGATAGTTCCTGAAAGTGCTACTCTTTGGGGAAGTGTTAATCCCTTTGCAACCACCCCAGTTCCAGCATTTAGAGGGTCGGCTAGTATTTCAGTCATAAAACTAATACCCTGATCTGGCTCCACATATCCCGATCTTAAGTCCTGTAAAAGTTCACTTTCTTGAGTGATATCATTTACATCCAGTCCCATAGCCTCACCGATATCCTTGTCATCTATTTGGCCCAGCGTAAGAGCTTCGCCTAATGAAGCAGTAACACTCTTTGCCGCTATGCCTGGATTCTCTAGAACCATCGCACCCATATCAGCCGCATCTTCGTACTGTTGCATGGACTGATCGTACCCGATTTCAGAGTTTACGAGATCAAGAATGTCCGAGTCATTCAACATCCCTACCATGTCTTTAAGACCAACTTCTGCTTCATTCGCCAAAGCGGTTGCCCCTCGACCTAAGAACTGAGATGTACTTGCTCCACGAACTGCTCCTTCTGCTAGTCCTGAAACTGTTGCCTTTTCTGCATAATCCAAAGCGGCGGCCTTTACTCGTCCTCGCGCTCCTTTATTATTTGCGTAGAAAGGCATACCGGCTTGCTTCAATGACTCAGCCACCATGTCGGGCAAGTCCGATAGCTCTTCGGTATTATCTAAAAGACCGTATAGTAACTTGCCGGCCTCTTTAAATTGCTCAGAGTTTTTAGTCTTTTTGTAATCTATTGCTTGGTCAGGAATATTTACTAATTTTTCAACCGGTCCACCCGTTACACCAAAAGGATCAAGACCTAATAACGGGCTGATGTTTCCACCAGTAGCTAGTTTTACACTTTGCAAAAAACGAACGCCTGAATCCTTGATTAACTCACCGATTCCTTCCAAAGTTTTAGACTCTCGTTCTTTCGTATTTTGGTTTTCCTCAAAGAATCCATTCTTCCATGCAGATACTTTTTCCTCGTCTGTTAATTGTGATATACCATAGGGACGAACAACCTGCTTGGCGACAAACCAAAGATCCTCTTCGGTTGGCTGTTTATCGTCCGGCCCCTCTAGTGAATATCCATTTAATTGGGGTAACCGAGGATGAGAGATTTCGTATTTTGCCATTTTAATTCCCTGGGGTGGTGAGGACCCAACCTCCCTTCGTAATTACATTTGTCTGATTATCGGATGTAGGCTTGCCACCCATCGGAAAATTTTTGTCATACCAAGACATCCCTTCTTTCTCATTTTCAAATTTCAGACCCGCATCATACGCTTTTACCTGTGCCATTGTTGCTTTGTAGTATTTTAGGTAATGATCTTTTACCCTCGCTAAATTCTTTTTAAATTGTGGTGTACTCTGAGATTGTTCCAATGATCCCAATGAAGCGTTTAGTTGGGATAACTCTCTTTCAGATACTTGACCTAAAGCACCACCTGTGGGTGATCTATCTCTCATATCCTGAAGTTTATCAAAACCGATTGCGGAATTAATAGTTTTAATTGAACTTTTTAAATCTGCCGCGCCTGTTCCCGAAATATCTTTTAACTGATTTCCCCAAAAGCCTGTCACCGGAAATCTACTATTTGATAAAGTAGCTTCGGCATCCGATATCGCGTTTATGGTAGCATCAGTGTATGCAAGATTGGCGGTAGGTTTTGGATTTGTTTTCGCCTCTATTTCCATCTCTTTCTTCTGATTAGTTAACTGTACTGCTTTAAGATCAGCTAATTCCTTGGGAGTCGGAGCCTTCGGCTGTGCCGCTTGTCTTTTCTGATCAAACGCCATAGCTTTTTGAAACATACCAGGATCTTCAAATTGATTAAGAAAGTCACGACCCTCTAGCTCGTAAACAGGTTTTTTAACATAGCTTGTAGGGTCGTTTTCGACTCGTTCCATGAATGCTTGTGGATCATTAACCTGTGCCAATCTTCTTGGATCGTTCGGGGCTGTGGCAGATGAAAAGCTATCAATTCTTTGCTGGGCTTCAGGTGTTAGTTCGTCTGTTGGAACAAAATCATTTAATCGATCATTGAAGGCATCTACTTCTTGCTGTACTAATGCCTTTGCTTCATCTTCTCTTTTATATTCCTGATCTATCTGGGCCTGTTTAGCCGCAATTCCTTGAGCCGCAATATTAGCCTGAGTAGCCAGTCTTCTTTCCTCCATCTTCATTTCAGCTTCAGTCTGTTTCTGTTGCTGGTACTGTTTTTGGAGGAATGGATTTTTAGAAATAGCTTTGGCATCTTTTTCGCTCGCCCCTTGATTCATCAGGTAACCAGTAATTTCTTCAGACCGAGCCTTTTTTTCCTGACCCTCAAAGTATCCTTTTGCGATTGTTCCTAGTGCGTTCCCGAAGGATGCATTAGCGGCCGCATTAGCTCGCCCCGCCTCAAGAAAAGGTGAAAAATCGACTCGCATGAGTCCCGCCTGTACTGTGTCTCCGATTGCCATAATATTAAAATAATTTGTATCCGCCTGAACTCATAGTGTTTCCACCCCCACCTCGATATGTGCTAACGCCTTGGCCGAAATTTTGGTTTTGTTTAATTCCCGATTGTCCTAGCTAACCCCCAGCCATACCACCAGCAATTGATCCAACCATATTCATGAATCCTTGAGCCGCACCACTTGCCGCTTGTTCCTTAGCCGCATAAGTATTTGCCAAGTAATTCGCGCGATTAGAATATTCCTGCATACCGATATTAACTCCAGCATCGGGATTAATTCGTGTAACTTGCTCCTGTGGGATTCCAAACATTGCGGCTCGTTGGCCGTAACCTTGTTGGACGAAGTTCTGTCCACCACCGGTAAGCATTCTAGGATCGTATGAGGTCGCTTGGTTTAAGCCGGAAGCATACCCGCCGAGTGATTGTGCCTGGTTTCTGCTTTTGCCAATTATATCCCTTAGATAATCCTCACGGCTCATTGCTTCGGCGGCAATACCCGCATTATCCATTTCTCGCCCTCTTGAGACTGTTCCTTCACGGGCAGATTGTGTTGCCCGTCTGCGCATCTCCGGTGATAAGTCAGTCATCTGTGACTCCCGAAAGGCATCACCCGCCATTTGATTGGCTTGCTCGACTCGGGCTTGCATGAGCGGGTCGGATGATCGAATAGCCTGAGTCATGTCTGACCCAAATCGATTCATTAGGGAGATATCTGACCCCGCTTGGCGCTCTGCCATTTGGGAGCCAAACTCCTGAGAACGCATTGCTTGGTCCTCGGCAAGTTGTGCCATTGGATCAGCCGCTCTTCGAGCCAGGCTAAGTTGTAAGTCCTGATACTGCGGATCGTAGCGTTGACGATTTTGAAGCAGTTTATTCTGCAAGGCTGGATCGGACATCGCATCTACATACTCTCTTGCTGACCCTCCCACATCGAACTTTTCTAAGGCTGGTGCATCTTTGCCACCGCCAAATAATTTCTGAATGAAGTATGATTTAACTCCTGACGAGTTTACAGGTACACCTGCACCGCCTTTTGATTTTAATAATTTAGCCTCATCAGAATTGATGTATGCCAACTGTTCACCTTCAGGGGCTTGCTCATTTAAGAGTTTTGCCGCTTGGCGTAATGGATCGTTAAATTCTTTTTCCATATCGATTAGGTTTTAATGATGTAATTTAAAATGATGGTGGGCTGGACATTGTTGTGGGCGGAGGATGCGTCCTGTGCGGTAACTTCGCCTGTTGTATTGGTTGTGCCTTGCCTCAATGCCGAATTATTTCCAGGCGATATTTCACTATTACTAAACTGATAACCAACTGAATGATCGTGATTAGGCAGTCCCGATTCTGCGGCTGTGAGGAGGTGGTCTTCTAATCCGCCAACTGCTCCTAAGTTATCTCCATTTATTCCACTTTTTGCCGTGGTTAAACGATTGGCAGATGTACCGCTCATATTATCCCGTCCGGCGATTACTCGTCCTTGTAAATCAGGGACCCTGAAAAAATTGGTGGTTTCTCCCCCTGTATTATAAGTTAAACCAATCGTACTAAATAAACTAGAATGAGTACCTGTTTGGTCGTACTCATTGCCATCACAAAATAAATAACCTGTAGGTGCAGATGAACCCGCATAAGGCAAAATCGATCCTGTCGGCATAAGCACACTTACGGCCGCACTATTGAGCTTTGCCGCTGTGACTGAGTTGTCCTTAATATGGTCGGTACCGACTGCACGATTTGCATCTGTTGAAGCATCGCTTGCTAATTCGTTTGAGCCGATGCCATTGCTTGGTACTTTGAGCTTACCTGTGCCTGGGTCTTTAACGATAGTAGACTCATCTGCTGGATCGTCAAAGGTTGCGAGATCCACAATGTCTTGCAGTTTTTGTGCGGTTACTTGATCGCCTGATGCGAAGGATTGTCCTCTTGATAATATAGCCATGATTTTACCTTATGAAATGGATGTGGTTGATCGGTCAGTTATTCGGGCATCTACTTTAACAGCTCGAATGTATGGGCGACCTAAGAATGGTTTAATGTCTGCCTGTACCCCAAAGCCCCTCTTATTTACTCTAAGCCTTAGAGAGGCATCCTCCGAGTCGGCAAGTGTGCTTCCAAGCAAGGTGGAAGCATTAATCGATGCGGTAGTGGAGTCAGGTTCTTCGGTTATAAATTCAATAGCACTATCGGTCTGAGAGTTATTAGATTTCATCTGAATCTCGGACCGGCTAAATACTTTTCGGTCCATACTATCAGCATCGAACTGGCGAGTGGTAAGCTGGCTTATTACAGGAATTGTTTCAGCAGATGCTTGCCCAGGTGTTACTGATACAACATCCCCACCCTCAACAGAATCGACTCGATGTACCCCACCCTCTTCGGTGGTTATATACAAGGCATTTTGTGCGCCTTCCCGAGCTACGATTAATTCCCGAATGGCAAAGTCTATCGAGTTTACAGAGTCGATACTCTCAAACCCTCCATTAATAAAATTAAATATTATAATGGTATTCAACTTTCTACCATTGCCATTACCTGGAGCAGAATCCAAGGGCAAAGCAATCCAATATCTATTATTAAAATAAACTGCACAGGATAGGTGAGCATAGTCCTGATTTATACGATCTATGTAGGGCTGAATTGTTTCCGAGATGGGTGTGCCTGTTCCTCGTAAATTATACTCATCTAGGAACTCGACCGAGTAGATACCCTGGTCGGATAAGAAAAGAATTTTGTTTGCTACCTGAACGATAGATTTCCGAGCAGATGCTCCTATCTCATTGGTTACAACATTTGTGGATACATCAGATAAAGATCCACTCACGCCTGTGAGGAGGTGGATGGATTTTCGGTTAAATGCAACAATGCTATCTTGAGTAAAAGGCTGAAGGCCTACCAGGTAATCGCTCTTGCCGGCAGATACTCGGAATTGATTTCCGATGATGTCGAATGTGTCTGAATCAAATATATCGGATGCCGCTAATTCGTCCCTAATTTCTCGGTCCACGGGGTTTGTGTCGGAGGTATACCAGTATGGAACCCATAGCCTACGCTGATGAAACTCCCCCCACGGGGCGGCTGGCATATGTACGAAACCTTTTCCGATAGCTAGTGCTTTACTAACTGTGAGCGATGCACCTGAAGACTCATCCTGAACTCCCAAATTAAAGGTAAATTTTAAAAAAGGGTTAGTAGCACTACC